TTAATAAAACTCTATACCCGTAATCTTCAATGAGTTCTGGCGCTTCCCTTTAATTCCTTTTACATATTCAAAATGAATGTTTTTGATTGCCATCTTTATGAATTCAGTTTTTAACTCATCTTCCATTAATTCCCAGCCGTTTAGCAATGAATACTTGAAATTTTTAATCTTCTCATAGTTAAAAGTCTTACCCTTATCATTATCCTTGCGCTTTTCATACTCATGTATTTCTTTGTCAATACGACTTATTATTGGAAAAGCTTCATCCTTATCCATCATACCTTCTATAAAAAGTGTTTGACATCTAGCGCGTTCTTTTCGCAACTTTTCAATATCGATGCCGACATCTTCTATTTCTTTAGGTTGGTTTTCGATTTTATATGATGTTAAATCAAATTGTTTTAGATAATTGTAAAATTGTTTTAAAACCTCGCCTTCGTCGATGTTACATGCATTTTTATTTTTAGTATTTTTGCAGTTAGAACAAAAGTATAGTTTAGAATACCAAACTTCTTTATTTTTAGGCGTATGCTTGACTGTGTTTAAAGTCAATTTCTGGTTACAGTTTGGACATAATAGTTTACTTCTGAAAATAGCGTTATGTTTTACGATTGTAGAGTTAGTTTTTTCACTTATCCTTAATTTTATTTCTTCGTATTCTTCTTCACTTATAATAGCTTCGTGGGTGTTTTCGACGAATATGTCACCGAAAACAAGATGACCTCTAGCTACCGGACTCGTTAGAGCATTGCCTATAACTGATCTGTGCCAGTTTTTACCTAAGGGTGCTTTGTATTTAGAGTTGTTCAATTTTATAGTTATTTCTCTTAAACTAGTACCTTTTTTCGCTTCTTCTACTGCAAATCGTAATACTTTTTTATATTCATTAGGCACAAATTTATCGTTTACTCTGTCGTAATAGAAAGGAGGGACAGTTTTAGCTAACCCTTTTCTAGCTGATGCGCGTCGACCCATTGCAGTACGCTCTTGAATTGTAGTACGCTCCCACTCTGCCATAGCACCTACTAATGTTACGAACAAACGTCCCATAGCAGAAGTTGTGTCATATACTTCTGTTGCGCTCCTAAACAACACGTTTTTATTCTCAAACAATTCTAGTATCTCTAGTAAGTCTTTAACACTTCGAGTTAATCGATCTAGTTTATAGACTAAAACCAAATCAAAATTATCTATTTCATTCAACATTTCTTGTAAAGCGGGTCTGTCTTTTTTAGCTCCGGAGTATCCAGCGTCAGTATATACTTTATGAATTTTCCAGTCGTTTATGTCGCTGTAAGCTCTTAATTTTCTTTCTTGTTCTTCGATAGAGTGTCCTTTTTCTTTTTGTTCAAGTGTACTCACTCTAGTATAAATTGCTACTTTCATGTGCTCCCTCCTCAAAATTGGCAAAAAATAATAAGGGTAGGCGGGCTACCCGTGAAAATTGTATAAAAAAAGAGAGAGCGCAGATGCACCCTCTCATGTCGCAAATATTTCAGCGACTTGTCTAATTTGAAGCTTGCCGCAAATATTTCAGCGGCTTGTTTTGTATATATGTAATATACCATCAAAGAGAGTGTAGTTCAAGCGATTTAACTAAGAAATCTAATTTTTATACTATTTTCAATTTTATCTACTGTTTCTTTTGAATATGATATTTCTCCGGCAGGGTCATACCTATTAATTTTCGATATTCTATCCTTGCTGATTGTAGTGATATTTAAAACGTTAGCATAGGTCTTTTTATACTTGAATCGCTCATATCTTTTGCGAACCTTCGAATATTTTTTGAAGTCGTCATTCAGCGATTTGTTTTCATCAAGTAATTTTTGATCGTATGGGTTTTCTGCTTTTGACACCTTTTCAAGATTGTTCATGATTTTTTTAGCTAAATCCTTACCCGTTACGTCCATTTTTTCCAATACTAAAGGTAACAAATCTTCTTCGATATGCACATTGAATTTACTTCTGGAAGATGTAAGTGGAACTACCGTTAATATTGGATTTTTATTTGAATCGTGATTATTAAGTACCATACAAAAATGGTTTCCAGAAAACTCTCTGCCAACATTAACACCTAACTTTACATAAATTATAGTGCCTTTTTTATATCTGGTGTAACTTTTGTTTTCTTTTAACAATCTAACTTCATCCAATAAAAACTCTGAATATTCAAGACACCATGAATTCATATATTTAAATTTGTAAATCTCGCTATTTTGAATCTTTTTAAAATTATTAACTGCTGTTTCTAAAGGTGCGTTCTCTTCCATCCCTCATCCTCCTCGCGCCACATAGGCGTTATTAATCACAATACAACTTTGCCCATTACTTTAATATTACTAAACGAAGCGACTTTGATATCATCATACTTCGGATTTAGAGATACCAAATTAATATAGTCTTCGCATATATCTACACGCTTGATAAGACTTACTCCATCTAATACAACGAGTGCAATTGTACCATCTTTAATAGAATCTTCTTTCTTAATAAAAGCGTATGTTCCTTGTTTTAACATAGGTTCCATTGAATCACCATTAACTAAAATACAAAAATCAGCATTTGATGGCGTTTCGTCTTCTTTGAAAAATACTTCTTCGTGTAATATATCATCGTACAATTCTTCTCCGATACCAGCACCAGTTGCGCCACACGCAATATACGACACTAACTTAGATTCTTTATATTCATCTATAGAAGTGACTTTATTTTGTTCATCTAACTGACTATTCGCGTAGTTGAGTACATTGCTTTGTCTTGGAGGCGTGAGCTGAGATGATATGTTATTAATTTTTGACATCACAGTTTCCTCTTGGCGTTCTTCATCGGGTACGCGATAAGAATTTACATCATATCCCATAAGCCACGCTTCACCGACATTTAAAGTTTTAGAAAGTAGGTAAATTCTATCTTGGTCAGGAGATTGTACATCGTTAATATATTGAGACAAAGTGCTTTTACTTAAAGATATACCTAGTTGCTTTTGATAAGGTTTCGATTTATTAATGATATCTACTTGTTTTAAATTTCTTATTTTCATGATGTGTTTTAGTCTGTTTGAAACTTTTTCTCTCATTTAGTGCACCTCCGTTTGATAACTTTATAATAAACCTTGTTGAACAAAAATTCAATAAAAAAGTTCATAAAACATGAATTTTTGTGTTGACTTAATTCAAAACGAGGTGTAAAGTATAGTTAAGTTCACGATACATGAACTTCAAAGGAGGTGTTTTTTATGTGTTACGACTACTCGCGTTTGAGTGGTAAGATAGTTGAAAAGTATGGCACTCAGTACAATTTCGCTATTGCTATGAAGTTGTCCGAGAGAAGCTTATCCTTAAAACTCAACGGAAAAGTTGGGTGGAAAGATAGCGAAATATGGAAAGCTATACAATTGCTAGGTATACCGGTAGAAAAAATACATTTATATTTTTTTAAAGAAAAAGTTCACGTTTGATGAACTAGAAAGTGGAGGACACTATGGAACAAATCACGTTAACCAAAGAAGAGTTGAAAGAAATTATAGCGAAAGAAGTTAGAAATGCTATAAAAGGCGAGAAACCAATCAGCTCAGGTGCAATTTTCAACAAAGTAAGAATCAATAATGACGATTTAGAAGAAATTAATAAAAAACTCAATTTCGCAAAAGATTTGTCACTAGGAAGATTGAGGAAGCTCAATCATCCGATTCCACTAAAAAAGTATCAGCATGGCTTCGAATCAATTCATCAAAAAGCTTATGTACAAGATGTTCATGATCATATTAGAAAATTAACATTATCGATTTTTGGAGTGACACTTAATTCAGACTTGAGTGAAAGTGAATACAACCTAGCAGCAAAAATTTATAGAGATATCAAAAACTATTATTTATATATCTATGAAAAGAGAGTTTCAGAATTAACTATCGATGATTTCGAATAAAGGAGGAAGCTGAAATGCAAGAATTACAAATAGTAGAACAGAACGAGACGCATTACGTAGATAGTAGAGAAGTAGCAGAAATGGTGGGTAAGGAACATAAAAATTTAATCAGAGATATTGAAAATTATAGAAGTGTAATTTTGCAAAGCTCAAAGTTGAGCCCTGATGATTACTTCGTAGAATCAACTTATTTAGGTGCAAACAATCGTCAGACTAAACACTACTTATTAACCAAAAAAGGTTGCGACATAGTGGCAAACAAGATGACAGGTAGTAAAGGTATTTTGTTTACTGCAACTTATGTTGATGCATTCCATAAAATGGATGAGCACATTAAACAACAAGCACAGCTTAATGTACCACAAACACCAATGCAAGCATTAGAGATGATGTTCAAAGCACAAAAAGACCAAGAACAATTTAACCAACAAATGCAACAAGAAATCACAGGTATTCGTCACATTGTCGGTATCGAAACAAAAAACTGGCGTAACGACACAAACAAAATGTTATCTGCAATTGCGCAACATTTAGGTGGCGGAGCAATGCACCAAAAAGTTAAGTCTGAAGCTTACAAAGCATTAGAAGAAAAAGGGCGTTGTAATTTAAAAATTCGTATGCAGAACCGCAAAGGCAAAATGCTAGCGAATGGTGCAACGAAAACCCAGATTAACAAGTTGTCAAAATTAGATGTGATTACTGATGAACCTAGATTGGTTGAGATATACATTTCGGTGATTAAGAGCATGGCGATTAAATACGGTGTAGATATTAGTCAATTTGAAATTTAAACAAACATCTTAATAGGAGGAACTACAAATGGAATTTGAGTATGTAGATTTAATCGATGATACAAGAATAAAAAACTGTACTCTTCGTGAAATGGAAGGTAATGAAATGGAGTTACCCGGCACTTATGTAGTTGCGACCTACACAAATGCACAAGGTAACAAAAACCAACTGATTATAAACCCTGATTATATCTTGAAAATGAAATACAAGAGTTTAAGAGCGGTTGATTAAGATTGAGCAAGCACGCTACCAGCCAAACTTTTAGCTTTCTTACCACTTCGTTTATCTCGAAGTACTTTGCTAGCAAGTTTAGCAGTTCTACTAGTAGATTGCTTACCGTTTTTCTTGCCTCTTTTAGCCATAAGCATCACCTCCTTAGGTTGATAACAACATTATACACGAAAGGAGCATAAATATTATGCAAGCATTACAAACATTTAATTTTGAAGAATTACCAGTAAGAACATTAGAGGTTGACGGAGAACCATATTTTATAGGAAAAGATGTTGCTGACATTTTAGGATATGCAAACGGACGAGATGCTTTGTCAAAACATGTTGATGAAGACGACAAGAAAGTTCTAACGTCGCGAAATACGACTTTAGAAAATTTACCAAATCGAGGACTTACTGCAGTCAACGAATCGGGTTTATACAGCCTAATCTTCTCATCAAAACTAGAATCAGCTAAACGATTCAAACGCTGGGTAACATCAGATGTCCTACCAGCCATTCGCAAATATGGTATCTACGCAACGGACAACGTAATTGAACAAACATTAAAAGATCCAGACTACATCATTACAGTGTTGACTGAGTATAAGAAAGAAAAAGAGCAAAACTTACTTTTACAACAAGAAATCGGAGAACTAAAACCCAAAGCAGACTATGTAGATGAAATCTTAAAGTCAACTGGCACATTAGCCACAACTCAAATCGCGGCAGACTACGGTATATCAGCACAAAAGTTAAACAAACTACTACACGAAGCTAGACTACAACGAAAAGTGAATAAACAGTGGGTGCTTTACTCAGAACACATGGGCAAGAGTTACACAGAATCAGACACTATACCAATTGTACGCTCTGACGGTAGAGAAGACACAGTTTTACAAACTAGATGGACACAAAAAGGTAGATTGAAAATACATGAAATCATGACTGAATTCGGTTATGAAGCTAACGTAACTGCTTAACAGGAGGGCGCAGCAAATGGAAGATCAAAACAAAAAAGTCATTTATTACTACTATGACGAAGCAGGTAATAGACAACTATTATCAATTGGAGACTTGAATCTCTATTTATTAAAAGATATTAAATCAAGATTTGGTTTATATAAAAAACAAATCCCTGATTTAGATAATCTGTTCGTTCAAATAGACGGTGTTGAATTTAAAGTACTATAACCCGAGCAATGCACCTCTTAAACAACATTATACACGAAAGGAGCATAAACAAATGAACACACTATACAAAACAACCTTCCTCATCACAATGGCAGTTGCGACTTGGAAGGTTTGGAAGATTGAGAAAAACACAAGATTTAAACTTAGAAATTTTGATTATCCAAAAATTAATAATGCTCAGAGCAAATCATTGTTGGATATTGCTAGTCACGATTTAAAAGATATTTAACTGTATTCAAAATTTTCATATCTTGTTGAGCTTTTAAGCTTTCGTATAAAGCTATTGAATAAATAATTTCGTAAGATACGTTTTCAGGAGCATCTTCTTTCAACTTATTTATTCTATCTCTAAAAAAGTCACTGTCACCACCGAATTCTTTTTCGGCTTGATTACTAAGTTCACCAAAGAAATTTTGAAAATCATTAAATTCCATACTTATCACCTCCTTTCACTAGGAGATAACTAAATTATACACGAAAGGAATGGTAGAAGTGCCACCACACATTCAACAAATGTTATACGAAATCCAGTTAAAAGCTGGTATACCTCAAAAATTAATGGAAATGCAAGGTTTGATAAACGATGAAACAACCAAAGAGGAGAAAAAAGAAAATGAGTAACATTTATAAAAGCTACCTATTAGCAGTATTATGCTTCACAGTCTTAGCGATTGTACTTATGCCGTTTCTATACTTCACTACAGCATGGTCAATTGCGGGATTCGCAAGTATCGCAACATTCATGTACTACAAAGAATGCTTTTTCAAAGAATAAAAAAACTGCTACTTGTTGGAGCAAGTAACAGTATCAAACACTTAAGAAAAAATTCATGTTCAATATAAAACGAAAAACGGAGGAAGTCAAGATGTATTACGAAATAGGCGAAATCATACGCAAAAATATTCATGTTAACGGATTCGATTTTAAGCTATTCATTTTAAAAGGTCATATGGGCATATCAATACAAGTTAAAGATATGAACAACGTACCAATTAAACATGCTTATGTCGTAGATGAGAATGACTTAGATATGGCATCAGACTTATTTAACCAAGCAATAGATGAATGGATTGAAGAGAACACAGACGAACAGGACAGACTAATTAACTTAGTCATGAGATGGTAGGAGGTCGCTATGAATCAGACTGTAACTTATATCATCCGTCATAGGGATATGCCAATTTATATAACTAACAAACCAACTGATAACAATTCAGATGTTAGTTACTCCACAAATAGAAATAGAGCTAGGGAGTTTAACGGTATGGAAGAAGCGAGTATCAATATGGATTATCACAAAGCAATCAAGAAAACAGTGACAGAAACTATTGAGTACGAGGAGGTAGAACATGACTGAACAAACTAATCAAGATGTCGATATTTTAACGCAACTAGGTGTAAAAGACATCAGCAAACAAAATGCAAACAAGTTTTATAAATTTGCGATATACGGCAAGTTCGGTACTGGTAAAACTACGTTTTTAACAAAAGATAACAATGCCTTAGTACTAGATATAAATGAGGACGGAACAACGGTAACAGAAGATGGGGCAGTTGTGCAGATTAAGAATTATAAGCATTTTAGTGCAGTGATTAAAATGCTGCCTAAAATTATTGAACAACTAAGAGAAAACGGAAAACAAATTGATGTTTTAGTGATTGAAACAATCCAAAAGTTACGTGATATCACTATGGACGACATCATGGACGGTAAATCAAAGAAACCGACATTTAATGATTGGGGCGAGTGTGCTACACGCATTGTAAGTATTTATCGTTATATTTCTAAATTACAAGAACATTATCAATTTCATCTTGCTATAAGCGGACACGAGGGCATTAACAAAGACAAAGATGATGAGGGAAGTACTATCAATCCAACAATCACGATAGAGGCACAAGACCAAATAAAAAAAGCAGTCATCAGTCAATCTGACGTGTTAGCAAGAATGACAATAGAAGAACATGAGCAAGACGGCGAAAAAACTTATCAATATGTACTTAACGCTGAACCATCAAATTTATTCGAGACAAAGATAAGACACTCAAGCAACATCAAAATTAACAACAAACGTTTCATTAATCCAAGTATTAACGATGTTGTACAAGCAATTAGAAATGGTAATTAAAAATTAATTAAAAGGACGGTATAAAAATTATGAAAATCACTGGTAGAACACAATACATTCAAGAAACTAATCAAGAGGCATTCATGAAAGGTGGGGACTTTTTAGGAGCTGGAGAATTTACAGTAAAAGTTGCAAATGTCGAGTTTAACGACAGAGAAAACAGATACTTCACGATTGTTTTTGAAAACAACGAAGGTAAACAATACAAACACAACCAATTCGTCCCACCATTCCAACAAGATTATCAAGAAAAACAATATATCGAGTTACTTAGTAGATTAGGAATTAAATTGAACTTACCAGATTTAACTTTTGACACAGATCAATTAATTAACAAAATCGGAACTATTGTACTTAAAAATAAATTTAACGAGGAACAAGGCAAGTATTTTGTAAGACTCTCATATGTAAAAGTTTGGAATAAAGACGATGAAGTAGTTAATAAACCAGAACCTAAAACTGATGAGATGAAACAAAAAGAACAGCAAGCAAATGGGAAACAGACGCCAATGAGTCAACAATCAAACCCATTCGCTAATGCTAATGGTCCAATAGAAATCAATGATGATGATTTACCGTTCTAGGACGTGGTTTAAATGCAATACATTACAAGATACCAGAAAGACAATGACGGTACTTATTCCGTCGTTGCTACTGGTGTTGAACTTGAACAAAGTCACATTGACTTACTAGAAAACGGATATCCACTAAAAGCAGAAGTAGAGGTTCCGGACAATAAAAAACTATCTATAGAACAACGCAAAAAAATATTCGCAATGTGTAGAGATATAGAACTTCACTGGGGCGAACCAGTAGAATCAACTAGAAAATTATTACAAACAGAATTGGAAATTATGAAAGGTTATGAAGAAATCAGTCTGCGCGACTGTTCTATGAAAGTTGCAAGGGAGTTAATAGAACTGATTATAGCGTTTATGTTTCATCATCAAATACCTATGAGTGTAGAAACGAGTAAGTTGTTAAGCGAAGATAAAGCGTTATTATATTGGGCTACAATCAACCGCAACTGTGTAATATGCGGAAAGCCTCACGCAGACCTGGCACATTATGAAGCAGTCGGCAGAGGCATGAACAGAAACAAAATGAATCACTACGACAAACATGTGTTAGCACTGTGTAGACAACATCATAATGAACAGCACGCAATTGGCGTTAAGTCGTTTGATGATAAATATCACTTGCATGACTCGTGGATAAAAGTTGATGAGAGGCTCAATAAAATGTTGAAAGGAGGAGAATAATGGGAGAAGTATCGTGGATAAAACTTAAAGTTGGCATGTTTGATGACAGCAAAATCAAATATATCGAAGCCTTACCCGAAAGAGATACGATCATAACTATTTGGGTTAAGTTGCTAACTTTATCAGGAAAGTACAACGAACAAGGTTATATTATGTTATCCGAAAACTTGCCTTATAACGAAGAAATGTTAGCAAATGAGTTTAGTCGACCTATCAACTCAATAAGGTTAGCAATACAAACTTTTGAGACATTGGGCATGATTGAAAAAGTTAATGGTGTCATAAAAGTGACAAATTGGGAAAAGCACCAAAACATTGAAGGACTCGAGAAAATCAGGGCGCAGAACAGGTTGAGGAAACAAAAGCAACGAGAAAACAACAGAAAATTGCTAAATGGTCACGTGACGTCACGTGACAGTCACGCAACAGAAGAAGATAAAGAATTAGATAAAGAATTAGATAAAGAATTAGAAAGAGATAAAGAAAAAGATATAGATAAGAACTTAAGTGCAAATAATAGCGCAACTGACGTTACGCATGAGCAATTTGAAGAATGGTGGAAACTTTACGACAGGAAGAAAGATAAAAAGATATCTTTCACTAAATTCAAATCATGCTTAAAGAAACATTCTTTTGAGCAAATCATGCAAGGTACACGAGAATATTTGAAAACTATTACAGACAAACAATATCAAAAGTACCCTAAAACGTTTTTAACTAACGAAAGCTATATGAATGATTATAGCGAAGAGATTAAAGAAGAAGTAAACAATCAATATGTAGATGCGTTTCAGCGTGCATCACAATCCAGTATAGAAAATTTACCGTTTTAAAGGAGTGAGAAAGTGGAGTCATTCCAGAACTTAGCAAAGAAACCAACTTTAAAGAAACAAATCATTGAACAAGCGTTTGATTTGAAATGTGAGAACTGTGGACGTAAGTACGACTATTACAAATTCGATGACGGTTCAGAATTCAAACATGGTTGTGACTGCGAAATGATAGAGTACGCCAAACAATCAACTGAAAACTATCACAAGAGAAATAGACGAAGAAAAGCAGAACGCATATTCAAACAATCGATAATGAACGAAGATCTAACGAAAGCAACGTTTGATAATTACAATCCGACTAATGAACAACTAGTCTATGCGAAAAACTTATGCGAACGTTACGCAAACAATTTCACGTTAGACAATAAACAATCGCTACTAATTCAAGGCTCATTTGGTACAGGTAAATCACACTTATCAATGAGTATTGTTAAATCAGTTAAAGCTAAAGGCTACACAGTGCTATATATGAACGTACCTCAATTGATATCAACAATTAAAAACACTTATAACAACCAAACTGCTATGACTGAACAGGAATTGGCTCAAATTATAAGTGATGTCGATTTGATGGTATTCGATGATTACGGTATCAACATGAACGAATTCGCTACTAGTAAGATGTTCGAGCTTATCGAAAGCAGAATAGGTAAACACAATATCTTTACTACTAACTTAGATGAAAAAGAAATGACAAAAAACAAAGATTTACAACGTATATTCAGCAGAATCATGAGCAATACAACACTAATCAAGATGGACGGACAAGATTACAGGACTAGAGGGTTAAAAATATGATTACCAAAGAATTTTTAAAAACTAAACTTGAGTGTTCAGATATGTACGCTCAGAAACTCATAGACGAGGCACAGGGCGATGAAAATAAGTTATATGACCTATTTACCCAAAAACTTGCAGAACGTCATACACGCCCCGCTATCGTCGAATATTAAGGAGTGTTAAAAATGCCGAAAGAAAAATATTACTTATACCGAGAAGATGGCACGGAAGATATTAAAGTTATCAAACACGAAGATAACCAGAATGAGATTTATTCGCTCACAGGAGCCCATTTCAGCGACGAAAAGAAAATTATGACTGATAGTGACCTAAAACGATTCAAAGGCGCTCACGGGCTTCTATATGAGCAAGAACTAGGATTACAAGCAACGATATTTGATATTTAGAGGTGGACGATGAGTAAATACAACGCTAAGAAAGTTGAGTACAAAGGAATTGTATTTGATAGCAAAGTAGAGTGTGAATATTACCAATATTTAGAAAGTAATATGAATGGCACTAACTATGATCGTATCGAACTACAACCTAAATTCGAACTACAACCTAAATTTGGGAAGCAAAGACCGATTACGTATATAGCCGATTTCTCTTTGTGGAAGGAAGGAAAACTGGTTGAAGTTATAGACGTTAAAGGTAAGGCGACTGAAGTTGCCAACATCAAAGCGAAGATATTCAGATATCAGTATAGAGATGTGAATTTAACGTGGATATGTAAAGCGCCTAAATACACAGGTCAAGAATGGATGGTATATGAGGACTTAGTGAAAGTCAGACGTAAAAGAAAAAGAGAAATGAAGTGATTTAATGCAACAACAAGCATATATAAACGCAACGATTGATATAAGAATACCTACAGAAGTTGAATATCAGCACTTTGATGATGTGGATAAAGAAAAAGAAACGCTGGCAGATTACTTATATAACAATCCTGACGAAATACTAGAGTATGACAATCTAAAAATTAGAAACGTAAATGTAGAGGTGGAATAAATGGCAGGCATAAGGACTAAAGTGAGAATAGACGGTAAATTGATGACGCTTATTGATGTATCGGATAAGTACGATATCAAAGTATCGACATTGATTACTAGGTACGACAGAGGGGCGAGGGGGAAAGATTTAATACAAAATGTAGTAAAGCCTAAGAAAGTAAAGGTTGACGGCAAAATGATGACTGTTAGCGAAATAGTTAAAAAGTACAACCTAAGCAAAGGACTACTTAATTACAGAATAGCAAAAGGGTTAACGGGCGATGCGCTTATTGCGCCACCACAAGAAAAAACCCCTTCTAAATACACTGAATATGAAAATGAGCAGATGAAAAAGAAAGGGCTCACGCCTGAAATAGTTAGAAACAGAGTTGCGAAGGGTTGGGAGATGTCGGAAGCAATCGATGCACCTTTCGGCATGAAGCTAAACGACTATAGAGAAATACAAATAACAAAAACTTTGGAGCGAGAGCGTGAAATGGCTAGGCAACGACGTAAAGAAGCTGAGCTAAGAAGAAAGAAGCCACATTTGTTTAATGTACCTCAAAAACATCCAAGAGGACGTTATGCGTGCTACCTGTTGGAAAACGACATATTCGTGAAAGTTAAGAAGTAGATCATGACAGATAACGCACGCAAAGAATACCTAAATCAATTCTTTGGATCTAAGAGATATCTGTATCAAGATAACGAACGAGTGGCACATATCCATGTAGTAAACGGCACTTATTACTTTCATGGGCATATCGTGCCAGGTTGGCAAAGTGTTAAAAAGACATTTGATACTGCTGAAGAGCTCGAAATATATATAAAGCAACATGGTTTGGAATACGAAGAACAGAAGGAACTAACTTTATTTTAGAGGAGGTTATGAAAGTGAACTATGAAACAGGGTTCCAACTAGGTGTAATGGAAGCTAGGTTGAAGAAGATGAGAAAACAACGTGATGCGTGCAAGAAGCAACGTGATGAGCTTATCGTGGATATAGCTAAGTTAAGAGAGCGTAACGAAGAGCTGGAGAACATGTGGCGCACAGTCAAAAATGAATTGCTTGGAAGATACGAATTTTACCGTTTTAGACTTAACGAACTACAGATTGAGAGTAGAGCGAACAAGGCAGTAGCTATAAACATGGGAGCTAAAATCAACGCAAGTGCTATATTGTACCGAATGGACAAATTAGACGGAACAAATGAGTTCTACGAATTTTTAGGACAAATGGAGGATGACACTAATGAATAACCGTGAACAAATAGAACAGTCCGTTATAAGTGCTAGTGCGTATAACGGCAATGACACAGAGGGATTGATAAAAGAGATTGAGGACGTGTATAAGAAAGCGCGAGCGTTTGATGAAATACTTGAGGGTTTACCTAATGCTATGCAAGATGCACTCAAAGAAGATATTTATCTTGATGAAGCAGTAGGGATTATGACGGGTCAAGTTGTCTATAAATATGAGGAGGAACAGGAAAATGACTAACACATTAACAATTGATCAGTTACAAGAGTTATTACAAATACAAAAGGAGTTTGACGATAGAATTCCAACACTTAATTTACAAGATAGTAAGGTTGCGTATGTTGTTGAATTCTTTGAATGGTTTAATACATTGGAAACGTTTAAAAACTGGAAAAAGAAACCAGGTAAGCCATTAGATGTGCAGTTAGATGAGTTAGCAGACATGTTGGCGTTTGGATTGAGTATTGCGAATCAACAATCAGACGATATGGAAGAAATTTTGGATTATGTAGAAGATGGTATTTTTACCGATTGTATAGATAGTGTTGAAATTGATTTTAATGACAGTGATATAGTTGATGAATTTATGTCAGATATAGACGAATTATACAACGGTTGGTTTAGTATTAATTTATTCTTACCATTCGCTATTGCAATCCAATACTACACTATCGACAAACTCATCTCAGCTTATAAAAAGAAAATGGAGCGAAATCATGCAAGACAAGATGGAACAGCAGACACAGAAAAAGGTTACGTGTAAAGACATCTTAGATCGAGTCAAGGAGGTTTTGGGGAAGTGACACAATATTTAGTCACAACATTCAAAGATTCAACAGGACGTAAACATACGCACATAACTAAAGTTAAGAGTAATCAATGGTTTACAGTTGTTGAGGCAGAGAGTAAAGAAGAAGCGAAAGAGAAATATGAGGCACGGAACAAACCAGTTGATGGAGCGACCAACTTAAACGATATCAAATCAAATATTGGTATCTTTCACGTTGAAAAAGTCGGACCAAACGAGGGTATGGTGGATATTAACATTGAGACAATGAAACCATTCGAGGAGGCAGATGATGATTAACATACCTAAAATGAAATTCCCGAAAAAGTACACTGAAATAATCAAAAAATATAAAAATAAAACACCTGAAGAAAAAGCTAAGATTGAAGATGATTTTATTAAAGATATTAAAGATAAAGACAGTGAATTTTACAGTCCTACGATGGGTAATATGAATGAACATGAATTAAGGGCTATGTTAAGAATGATGCCTAGTTTAATTGATACTGGAGATGACAATGATGATTAAAAAACTTAAAAATATGGATTGGTTTGATATCTTTATTGCTGGAATACTGCGATTATTCGGCGTAATCGCACTGATGCTTGTTGTCATATCTCCTATCTATACAGTGGCTAGTTACCAAAACAAAGAAGTACATCAAGGGACAATTACAGATAAATATAACAAGAGACAAGATAAAGAAGACAAGTTCTATATTGTATTAGACAACAAACAAGTCATTGAAAATTCTGATTTATTATTCAAAAAGAAATTTGATAGCGCAGACATACAAGCTAGGTTAAAAGTAGGCGATAAAGTAAAAGTTAAGACGATTGGATATAGAATACACTTTTTAAATTTATATCCGGTCTTATACGAAGTAAAGAAGGTAGATAAAAAATGATTAAACAAATATTAAGACTATTATTCTTACTAGCGATGTATGAGCTGGGCAAGTATGTAACTGAAAAAGTATATATTATGATGACGGCTAATGATGATGTAGAGGCGCCGAGTGACTTCGCAAAGTTGGGCGATCAGTGTGATTTGATGAGGGCGGAGGTGTCAGAGTAGATGATGTGGTTAATCATAGCGATTATATTACTAGTCATCTTATTGTTTGGCGTGATGTTACAAGCTGAACAGTTAAAAGGCGATGTGAAAGTTAAAGAGCGAGAGATAGAGATATTAAGAAGTAGGTTGAGACATTTTGAAGATTAAGCATATTTGTACGGAGGGTATTCATGACTAAAAAGAAATATGGGTTAAAATTATCAACAGTTCGAAAGTTAGAAGATGAGTTGTGCGATTATCCTAATTATCATAAACAACTT